TTCTATAACTAATATAACACATATAGATATAGATGTAAACAACTAAATTAACTTTTTTTAAATTAATTGTAAATACAGCAAAAGTGTTACAATTATGTTACACGAGGAAAAATTATGTTATATGAATGCTTGAGTAGATATGGTGATGTATATGGGCTACGTCAAAAGATAAGGACCAGTGAAGTTGAAAAACAATTAAAATTATATGAAAATGATTGGATACAATACAATCCTCGTAAAAAGATTGATAGATGGGGATTAAGTATCACTAGCTTAGATGGTGGCATGTCTGGTATACCGGATTTAGACTCTGTAAAAGAATATAATATTAAACATAATTTAAACTTAGATGAAACAGATTTTAATAAAAAAACGGAATTATGGAATTTAGTAGAGGATGCATTTAAACCTTTTGAAAATCATTTAGGTAGAACACACTTTATTAAGATGAATGCAACTGGTATGTTTCCCCCTCATAGGGATCAATTTACAAGAGAATTGAGCTCATTTAGATTATTTCTTCCTATATACGGTTGCAATCCACCAAACACTTATTTTATTTTAGATGAGAAAATAGTAAACTTTGAACATGGCAGAGTATATTTTTTAAATACCTGTAAGGTTCATACAGTGTTTACAACATGCGATCCTTCACTATTTGCTGTTGCTAATGTAATCTTATCAGAAGATAGTGTTGATGCTGTTTTAAATAATCTGCAAAAAAGCTGATGCTATTGTGGGTTGCGTAGATAGTTAATATCACCTTTATAGAATACATACTGTAGATTATTTGCTTTCTTTAAAGGTGGGCTTCCTATCTGTAGCTTATCTGGATATACATTCCACTCTTTAAATATATCAGGGCGTGCTCTTTTAAGTTTAGTAAAGAAACCTTTACTGAATTCCCGTGTCCATATTATAAGAGGCACGTCAAGATTATCTACACAATAGGTAAGCTCTTTAAAGTCATCTACTTTTTCAAACATAGATGTACCGTCTGTTCTAAAGTCTTTGTAATGATAATACCTAGACATAACTCTTACAACACCATGATATATATTCTCACATCCAGAGCATAACACGGGTTCGTTATTATCAAATACAAAGTTAAACATTACCATTCTATCTAAATTTAGATTTGAAAAGGAATAGTTGTCTGATAATCTATCTGTACCTTTCTCTACCTGTAGTTGTAGAAAAGCATCATTACATAAGTCAGTTTCTTCATAACTGAGATTTGTGTTTTTCTTACCTCCTATAATGTAAGGCAAAATTCTCATGAAGTCTCTCCCAATTAAAATCTTTAAAGTAAAATGATACTTGTATAAAAAATCTTTCTACATTCATATCATCTATAAAATGTGGTATCTTTGCATGTGGCATTGTTGGACATTTATATTGATGTGTATATATTATTGATTCCTCATTAGATATATCAGATAAGAAATGTATGTTATAATGTTTAGGGTCAATAGGTATAATTAATACAGCATCTCTATCTGTATCTATATGTGGTTTTATATAATACTCTGGAAGTTTGTGTGTTAGCCATGCTTGAGGTGGTTCTCTATAATCATATGATATAGATGATAATTCTGGTAAGTCTATCTTATAATTGCGAACACCATTCCACACATCATCTGGTTTGTTTAGATCAATAGTTTTTATATCAAAATCAACTCTAAACTTAGGAAGTTCAAGTATGAAACATTTTTCCTGATTTGTAGTGATTAACGACATCATCAAACTCCCAATTAATATCTCCAAAGTTTACTCTAAAAGAAAGCATCTTACGTTCCCTTCTTTCTTCTACAGCATGAGGGTGTTTAGTGTTTAAGAAAGTAGGGCAACGGTACTGATGTCTAAAAACTTCCTTATATTCATAATCAAGACCATCTTCATATGGTCGTCTATAAAAATCTGTATCTGATTCTTCCATTCCTGCTTCACATTTATCAACATAAACAATATCATAGTCAAGAGGAGCAATAGGGTAGATTAAAACCACGTTTCGACCTGGAGCATTATCAATGTGAGGTCTCATCCACTTACCCTCTTCCTTTACTGTTAGGTAAGGAGTAATGTCTGTTCCTTCATCAACATACTCTCTATCAATCATATCAATTGCAGATTGAATCCTAGGGTCATCATTTGTTCTATACCATATTTGACCATCCCAGGATCTCTGATCATCACCAAGCAATTCACCTCTTAGGCTCCAAAGTTCTTCTCTAGGAGGAAGCCAGTCAATTAATTCAGGTACTTCTATAATATATTGATTTACTATTTGATCAGTTATTTTCATTAGTTATATCCTCATATATATCTGTAAACCATGGATCATTAAATTTCTTTACCACCATATTATCTTTTATTAGATATGCAAATCGTTTACAAGTCTTACCCATAATATCTTCCCACGTACCTGTTATTTCAGAAAGTGTTTCACTAAATGTACCTAAGGGATCTGCTACGCAATCTATATCAGGATGACCATACTGTTCATTCCATGCAGCCATTGTGTATGGAGTTTCTACTGATATAAAAACAACTTTATGTTCTGTTAGTTTATCAATATTTGCTGCAAACTCTGGCAAATGTTTATCTGTACATGTTGGAGAAAAGGCAGCAGGTATTCCAATAAGTATAACATTACCTTCAGGTATATTATAACTTTGTGGTTTTCCGTTTATGTTCTTATAGAGCGGTGAACTGTTTATCATTGTATTATTTCCGTTTTCATATCAGTAATGATAGTATGTATGTTATTATTTGCCCGTAATATATTTATCATCTTATTTTCAGAATCTTTTTGCTTTGATAAAGTATACCATTGGCTTGCTGGCGTGTATCTAAATACGTTAGATATGTAAGCAAGAGTTGGGACATCTTTTATTTTAACTTCTTGATCAACCCATATGTTTTGTTTAATATATATAATCTCTCCTAAATCATAAGGTTTAACAATACTCTGAATGTAATCTATGATTTCTCCAAGGTAAGGATTTGTAATATCAGATTCAAATTCATTGCTATTAATCCATGGATATTCTTCTAAAAACTTTTTAAAAGTCACACGTACATCAAAGTTAAATTGAGGTAGCTTGTCTAATACCCATTTACAGTATATCAATTGAGTATCACTATTATCAAACACGTGCCATTGTTTACATTTTGGATTAACATATGACATAGCTAAAATATAATAAGGAGATGCTATACCCCAATATTGTTCGTGATGTTGTGGTATCTCTTGCATCATTTGCTCAAGCGGTTCATTACAAAATGAATAGTTTTGATTCCAAAATAGTGCTGAGTAAAACCACTTTGTTCCACCGTACAGATAATATTTGTGTGCTCTTTCTAAATCATTAAAGGCAGATATATTATAGTTATTACCTATTAGCTCTGATATTAATAACGATCCTAAGTTAGAACCATCCACTGGTATTTTATAGGGAGACTCGAAGTGTAAATCAGGTTTGATCCATCTTGGTGTATAATCATCATGTATGTTGTTAGGATCTCTTTTCACTGCATAAGCTTGATTGATAACAGATTTTCTAATATGTGGTTTACTCGAAGATTTCCATTTATTAACATCTAGGCAAAATGACTGATCGTGTAATTCATAATATCCATTAACGTTAAGTACATGTCCAATTAATGCTATATCATCTTCAACCATTCGATCAAGTATAAAAGATAGGTTATAATATTCTATAAAACTACCCTCTACAGTAACAAAGGCATAGTTATAATTTTCTATATGATTCATAGCTTGTTCGTATGAATCCACACAGTGTATATGCAATTCCGGTACCTTATTAGTTAATTCATATATCATACTATCAGTATAATTACGACAAATACCTAATTCAATATAGTCTCCGGATGGACTAAGATTTTTTACTATAACCAGACAAGTCTGGGCTATATGCTTGGATTTTTTCATCTAATGCCATTCTATTGTTCCAATGGTTATTACTATAAACTTTATCTGTGTGATCTTTATAACCAATATCTTGTAATTTTAGTTCAGGTGATTCTACACTTAAAGGTTGCCACTTTGCGTGTATTATCATATGTATTCTTGTTTGTTGTGATTCATTCATAACATAGTGAAAATATCTATTATTAAAAAAGAATGAAGACCCATCCTCAAATGGAACATCATGACACATATCTTTATATACCATTCTCATATAACAATCTTGTGGATGAGATATGGCAATATTCATGGCATGATCTACTTGCGTATAACCTATTTCTTCATCTGGTTCTTTATCATTATGAATTTTTATATACCCTTGAGGTTCTAAAAACATAAATCTAACACGATATATTTCTTTATATGGAAGTGCTTGTAGCCATTCTACCGTTTTAGGGCAATGTTTAACGGCAAGGTCTGTCCAATGATATTTTTCTTTATCGCCCCAATCACCACCAATAGTTATAAAAGGTCCTTGACCGAACAGTGTAAAAACATTCCAACCTTGGGCATCTTCACTTCTATGTTCAGCATATAATCCTATATTTTTTAGATGTTCAGCTTCTGCTTTTATATCTGCTAAAGGAATAGTTAGATTAACTTTAAGATAAGGTGCTAAATTGTCTATCATGTAATACATAATCCTTATACTTATCCATAGACAGTTTAAGAAGTTGTTGATGTTTAGGTATATCAACAACACCAGACATTACAATTAAAGCTCGTTGATCCATTGTAAAGCCTCTATCAGTGCCGTGTTCCCAAACTGATCCATCATATACATATGTATTAGTCTCCTCTGGTAACACAGGATAAACTTTAGTTGCACCTGAATCTTTAGACATATAGAAAATTTCTTCATCTGGTTTTGTTACATTTGACCAACGTATTCTATACTGTGATGGAGCACTATCTCTTAGATGCGGAGTCATATAGATAGGCTCATCATAATGTGGTGGTGTTATACCAGGAGGTTGAACAAATGCACATTGTCTCATTGTCTTAAAAGGCAGTTGATCTATAAAGTCACATAACTCTGGTACTTCACTTTTAGCCCAATCAAACCAAGGTGCATCTCCATCTATTTCTCTATACATATTCTTTTTTAAGAATAACACTTTACCTACAGCTATCGTTCCTGCTGTAGTACCTTCTTCCATTTTAGGATCATCCCATAATGATTTAATATGTTCTAAATCCATATCAATGCGAGGCATATCTATGGGTGTGTAAATAGCATCTTGATAGCCTTTGTATTCATTATGGATCTGTAAATGATCATAGTCTGGTCTATCATTATGTGGATCCATATTTACATACTTACGTTTACTAACATCAACTGTTCTTTTTTCTACTCTATATCGTAACGTCAAGGATAAGTCGCCTTCCTGCAAATATCTCACAATCAACTAAAACTGAGTCAATAGTATATTCTGTATAGTATTGATGTAAATCTTCGGTAATTGTATTTAGTATAACTTTATCGTCCCAGTGTCTCTGATCATGATATGGTTCTTGTATAATAGCTTTCTTTGCTCCATAGAAATTCATAACCCATTTAAAGAATTCAAAATGATCTTCTCTATATAATAAGACTCCACTAAAAATAACCATATCAACATCAAAATCTACAAGAAACACTTCAGTATCATTCCAACTTTCACATCTAAATTCTATGTTAGTATGATCTTTCCAATTGTTTGTCGCGATATCAATAGGTTCTTGAGATGTATCAAACCCCATATATGTAAAGTCGTGCTTTAGATAATCTAATACTGGACCGTGTCTACAACCTACATCTACAATACCTTTAGATTGATTTGATGTAATTATATCAGCTTGAGTTTTAAAGATTGTTGAAGCAGCTTTAGTATCTAAGTACCACATATCTTCAAATTTATAATCCTCTTTTAGAGGTACTTTTACATTCTCTTTACTAAAAGATCCTAAATCTGGCCAGGGAATGTCTACCATATCCATACTGCAAAACTATATCTGTTACCTTTTGTAATAGGAAGAACCTGATGAGGATATAAAAAGTTAGACGGAAAGATTAGTGCTTCACCTGCTTTTAATTTAATCTTTTCATCTTCCCAAAACTCTAATTCACCGCCCTCATAGTTATCATTTAATGCTCCTAGAACAGTAAGTGTCGGTATACCTCTCCTTGTGCCATCAAATATATTTCTAACATGATCAGCATGAACTCCCATACCATCAGAACCAGCAGGATACTTTATCCAAAAAAATCTTGTCTTACCGTTCCAATATGAGAACCAAGGTAAATCTTTTAAGAAGTTATTAATATAATTATCTACTGCCTTGGATACAGTATCACTTAAATTAGGAAAATCTGCTTCTGTAACTTGATATGGTAAAGAAGGATTATCCTGAACACAAATATTCTCAGAGCCTTTATAATCAAAATCTTTCCAAGCTGTCTGATCTAGTTCTTTAATTGTTTGATCGGCTTGTTCGGAAGATATAAGCTGTATTCTTTGTACATAATCTTTTAAATTTAATTTCATAACATATCTTGAAATAAAGGTGTTAGACATATGCGAGCAACATCACCAACTCGTCTCCGCCTTGTATAGTATCTATCTTTGGTTGTAGCCAAGTAAAATACATCTGAAGGAGTAAACTCATATTCTTTACACACATCTAATTGCATCTTTCTATACCTATTAAACATGCTATCTACAGAAAAGTTATTCATTATTAATTGCATAGTTCTAACACCACCATAGTTCCAGTTCTCATATTCTTTTAATCTATGTAATGTTGGATGCGGTTCTTTTGTATACACTAAGCCTAATCTTTGGCCAACTAGACCAAACCCTTTAGAGAAAGAAAAGAATACTTGCTCTGTACATTTAGGTACATTAATAGTTTTTATAGCAGTTGAACTAACATATGTACAATCAAGTATCACAGGCTGTTCGGTATTAGAATATAATATATTACCTGTTGCTGCAGAAGGATTAGAAAGATATAACGGTTGACCTAAAACTTTTGTACCCTTTCCACCAATCATATTAGCATATTCATATTCACCTTCAGGTATCTGCCATTTTCTATCTTCGGTAAGTGCCCAATGATGTATAGCGTCTGTTGCTCCATGTGTATAATAACAATATGGAAAATCTGATAGATCAATCATTCTGCTTACCCAATGTCTATGAGTAGCTTCAACATGATCTAATTCTTTAGTTGCTTCTCCAGAACCTCTGTTAAAATATGTATCTGCTACCGTCTGAGCTAGTAGTAATATTTCTACGGCTTTAATACGAGGTACATTTACATACGGAAAGTTTCTTAGTTCAGATTTTTGAGTAGTCACCGGCAGCTCTCCATAACATACGATCTCCCATCACAGGTGTTCGCCTGTGTAGAGAAGTCAATTGGTCCATTAAAAGCATATCACCCTTTTGGAAGATATGATGTGTCTGATACTTACTTTTAAAAATAATAGGCTTTAGTCTTTCAATAAGTTCATTGTGATCTATACGAGTTGTACCAAGCCATGCTTTACATATAAAATGATACGGAAAGTAAAAGTAATACTTATCTGTATGAGGATGTCTACCAACCAATGGTCTAATAGATCCTGTATTCTTACTCATAAACTCTAACTCAGGATCATCATCATCTAACTCATACATTGTATTGTTTTTAAATTTAAGACGTATTCTTATGTTCTTAAAATACTCTTGATCATCTTCAGATAAATCATAGAAAGGATCTGATGTGTTGCATATTGATAGAGTAGTATTAGGATCACCTTCTACACAATAGAGGGATACAAGTATCTTATCATTTTCTGGTCTACTATTACCGTTAGAGTGCCAACCTAATTCACCACCACCGAACATACCAATTTTCTTACCAGAGTCATCTTGCTTATCTGTAACATAGAATAGTTCTGGTACTTCCTTTGAATTCATAAATAGTTCATGACGCTCAAGTTCACCAAAGCCTTTCATATAATCAATATAAGATTGTTCTGTAAACTCTTGCTCATGAAATAACTTATGACCTTTTACTTGTACTTCACGTGCTATAGGCCATAAGTGTGATCTATTATAATTTTCTTTACTATCGCAAGTCATCTGTACCATCCAAACTAAACATTAGTGCTATTCTAGGTTTATCACTCATATTCACAACAGCATGAGGATACCCTATATTTAGAAAGTATGCAGTACCGCATTTAAGATTATATGCTTCTAGTTTACCATTACGTTTAAATAAGTTAACAGTATTATTGTCTCCATATATTGGTACAATACAACGTACTGCATATGATACATCATAGTCTACATGGAATGGAATGGTTTTACCTGGGGCAAGTTTAGTAATACGAATACGACTTGCTGGTGCTTTACATTGTGTTACTACTTTTTCAATGTAAGAATACCTATAATCATCTGTAGGTACATTATATAGATGTTCTTCCCTACGTCTTAATCTTTCTTTAATAGATGATGTATGAGGTAATATTTCAGATGGTGTTGTAAGATTAATCTGTTCAAAGTTATCATAGACATCCTTTACAAGGTCTTCATGATTCATACAAAGGCCAGGATTAGCTGTACGCACATCAACAAACTTATCTTCACCGTGAAGTATATCACAGTTTTTTCTTAGTTTATCTAAATCAATATTAATATTCAATTTCATTATTGATGGTAATTGATTTTTCTTCATCTATTTTCCTTTAACAAATAATCTTTCAGCAATCCATCCTGCTGTATCATATCTATGTAGTCTTATTTTTTTAAAGTTATCATGATGATTTTTATGATATCCTTCACCTGCAATAAATAAATTTAACCATGGTACATTTGAAGGACCATTGCTATGACCTACAGTATTTAATAAACCAAATCCAATCTTAGCAAAGATAAATGGTACAAGAGCAAATGATATAAAGAAATATGGAGAGATGATATAAGATATAGCCCAAACAGAAATTAATATTTTAAGCCAATGATTATGGCAGAATACTAATTTTGGATTTTTATATAAGTCTCTTGCATACTTTATAGGTATTGTTGGTATTGACCAAGTTGTGGTTAACACCTTTAAATAGCCCACATATTTAGGAGCATGAGGATCTTCAGGACTATCACTATGATTATGATGCATTCTATGAGATGCAATCCAACCAATAGGTGTTCTAATACATGCTATCATTAACATTGCTAATCCCATTGTCTCAAACCATCCAGGCACTTTAAACTGTTTATGGCAATAATATCTATGTAATAATATGGAAGCACCAAGGTGTGATATGATTTGAGACCATATTAATCCAATTACTATTGATGTTAAAATCATTACTATTTAACCTTTATAGATTTTAGTAATCATTGTTTCAAATTCTTCTACTTTATCCAAACGATTTGGCCAGAGAATGTAATCTTTCTCTGGATTCTTTTTTAGATTAGTAAGAAGTGGTATGACTGAGTTATAAAGATCGTCTAATCTTTCTTGTACAGAATTAGCTTCATCAACTGCTTGAGTTGCTTTAGCTACAGCCTTCTGAGAATATTCTAGTTCATCCTCAGTAACTGCAGTAAAGCCGAAATCAAATATATCACTCATGGTTTTTTCCTATATATAACCTTCTGTAATGTATTTATAGATTTCTTTCCAGTTTTTAGCTGTTTTAGATACAGATTTTGCATCTTCACGATCTCTATTGAAAGGGTGTTCGATCATAATACAATTAAGACCCATATTAGAACCAGTGATAACATTCTCTGGTTTATCTTCGATCCACCAACATCCACTATCTTTGTACTTTAACAAAGCATCATCTTTATCTGCACCACATGGTAGAGATACTAAACTTTCAAATGCTGTTGGACCAAATAGTTGATCGAGATTATACTTACGAGCTTTATATGCAGACTCGTTAGTATTCATACTTGTGATACAATGGAAAACATATCCATGCTCTTCATGTAACTTGCGTACATATTTAATTGCATCACGTTCTGGTTTCATATAACCAATTGCTGAAGATAAGTTGAATGTCTCAACATACTTCTTAGCTTCAGGTGCAGACATTCCCATTGCCTTACCAAGATCATATTCATCAGGGCTCACACCACTGATTCCATGTTCTTCTTTCATCCATCTACCGAATGAGTATAGCCAATCTACTAAGACGCCATCGCAGTCTGTTAATATAATTTTTTCATTTAATGTATTCATAATATAATCCTTATTTATTTATTGTTTCTATATGTATTATAGCA